CTGTTCCGGTTGCGGTATCCGGTGAGGATATCTTAAAGAACTCAGGTAAAGAACAGGTCTTGGATTTGTTTGAAAAACGGGTTGAAAATGCAATCAAAACCATGAGTAACAAGATGTCTGCCGCAGTTTACGGTGATGGTACCGGTTCTGCCGGTAAAGAAATTGGCGGATTGGCACTTTTGGTGGCAGACAGTCCGTCTACCGGTGTTGTCGGTGGTATAGATCGTGCAACTGTCGGTAATGAATTTTGGCGTAACAAATCATCTCAAATGACTGAAGCATTAAATACCGATAATATCCACTCGGCTATGGATAAAATGTATATGTCTCTATGTAGAGGAACAGATAAGCCGGATTTGATTGTTTGTGGCAATGAAGTATATGGTTTGTATGAATCTACATTGCTCCCGCAACAGCGTTATTCTGATAATAAAATTGCCGAAGCCGGTTTTACAAGTATCAAGTTCAAAGGAGCTGATTTGATTTGTGATGGTAGACAAGGCGGACATTGCCCTGAAGATAAGATTTATTTTCTCAATACTGATTACATATATTTACGCAATCACAAAGAGCGCAACATGAAAGTAATCGGTGGAGAACGTATGTCTGTAAATCAAGATGCTCTATACAAGATTATCGGTTGGGCAGGTAATATGACCATGAGTAATGCCTCATTACAAGGAGTTTTAATCAACAAAACCGCAGAATAGTTTTTCTGAAGTAAATTAGGGAGGGTAACACCTCCCTAATTTTTATTATAGCTAAAGGATAAAGAGATGGATATAGATTTTTCCGCATTTGAAAATCTTGCAAGAAGCGCTTCATCAGAAGAAGGTATAAATGCCCGTTTTTATGATAGAAGCATTAAAACAGATACAATTGATGAGCAAGGTTTTCCGGTATTTAAAAATGTTTGTTTTTGCGAAATAAGAATCAAAGATAATAATTCTGAAATATTTGACCAACCGGCAACAGAAGAAAAGAAAAGGCGTTTTCCTCAGGAATACTCCAGATATTTGCTGTCTAAAAAACAAATATCATCAGGAACTCCACTGGAACAATTTGCATTTTTGAGTTTGGCAGAAGTAGACAGCTTAAAGTGTAGAGGGATATTTACGGTTGAATCATTATCTTCACTTGATGATTTCAAAGCCGGCAATTTAGGTATCAAAAGGGAAAGAGATTTAGCTCGTAAGTTTATATCATTTTCCAAATCCAATAAAAGCATTGCCGATATGCAATTAAAGGAAGAAAAATACCAAAGTAAAATTCGTCGTTTGGAAGAAGAAGTAAGAAATCTTCGTCAAGAATTAAAGTCCAAAGGAGAATGATATGAAAAATATTTTAGAAATATGTCAGGAGGCCGCAAGTTTGGTAGCCACGCAACGTCCGACAGATTTATTTAATACTTCAAGCCAACAAGAAGCAATATTTTTAAGTGTTGTAAAAGATACCTTAGATAGTCTTCTTCGCTATGGAGATTGGCAAGAACTAACTAAAGAAGGTTGTATACGTACCACAGAAGGAAAAGTAAATTATTATCTTGCAGACTATTGTCCGGATTTTTATTGCCTGATAAACAATACCGTATTTATTAAAGATACACATGAGAAAGTTGTCGGTTCCATAACACCGGAACAATGGATGCGAGAAAAATATTTTAATGTTCCTTCGTTAAATTTGAAATTTAAAATTCAAAATGGCATGTTTAAGTTTTTAACTCCTCCGCCTTCAGATTTAAAAATAGTATTTCAATACCGTTCATCAATCATAGCATATGACGGTAGTAAAAATTATTGTGGAGAAGAAAAAACAACTTTGAGTAAAAATACGGATATTCCCATATTTGATGAATTTCTTGTTAAAAAAGGGATTGTTTGGCGTTGGTATCGTCGCAATGGTATGCCGTATGAAGAAGAATATAATGAATATGAAAAAGAAGTTCGTAATCGTTTTGCTTCAGGTCTGGCAACCAAAGATATTTGTTTAAGCGGACAAATTTTTGAAGCTGCAGAAAATGGAGTAACAATCAATGTCATTAAAAGTAATTAACCGCAATAATAATTCTGCCAATTTTACGTTACCTGCTCCGACCGGAGGTCTCAATGTAAGGGATAGCTTAGATTGTATGGAAGAATCTGATGCCATAGTTATGGATAATTATCTACCGGCAGAAAATAGGGTTATGCTGAGAAAAGGATATACCTTATACACCGGATTGAGAACAAATATATCTACTTTGATAGAATATCGAAAACCATATCATGACAGTTTTTTTGCTTGCGGAGGGGGAAAAATATGGAATATCACCAACAAGGAAAATATAAGAGAAGTTGCAACCGGTTTAAATAATAATCAATGGCAATATGTCCAATTTAAAGATAGATTGATTTTAGTAAACGGTTTTGATAATCCTCAAACATTTTATGTGTCTGAAGATGGAGATAAATGGGAAAATGCTTCTTTCGAAGGCTCAAATTTGCAAAGCTTTAAGTTAATCAATGTAACGATCAGCAAGCAACGTTTGTTTTTTGTAGAAAAGGGCAGTCTTAATGCATGGTATTCACAAGAAGTTGGAGAAGTGCAAGGAACTCTGATCAAATTTGACTTATCGTCCATTTTCCGCAAAGGCGGAGAATTGCTAACCATAACATCTTGGACACAAGATGCCGGACAAGGAGTAGATGATCTTACGGTATTTATAACTTCAGAGGGAGAAGTCGCTGTTTATAGCGGTAATGATCCCGGAGATGCTGCTGATTGGAGTTTGCGAGGAATATATCAAATGAGCCGTCCTTTAGGATATCGTTGCGCAATGCAATATCAGGGAGATGTTGTTATCATCTCAGAAGACGGTTATATTCCGATGTCTAAAGCATTGTCATTAGACAAAGCAAATTCTTCACAAGTATCATTTTCAGATAAAATCAGAGGATTAGTCTTGGATAGAACTAAGTCTTCAAAAGATAAATTCGGTTGGCAAAGTATTATATACGGAAGAGGAGGATATGCTATTTTCAATGTTCCTATTTCACAGCAATTTGAACAACATGTTGTCAATATGAATAGCGGAGCTTGGTGCCGATTTACCAATATCAGATCTTTTTGTTGGGGAATGTTTGGAAACCGTTTATATTTCGGATCTGATGATGGAGTATTTTTGTTTGATGAAGGATATTCCGATAACGGAACACATATATACGGAGTTGTAGAGCAAGCCTATTCTGATTTAGGAAATCCTAACCTCAAACGTATTCAACTGATTAATCCGAGAACCAAGTCATCAACTCAATATGCACTTGTTGTTTATACAAACATGGATTTTGGAAACCAAAACTATGATTATGCGGAAAATATCGGCTCAGATAGTATCAGTAAATGGCAACAAACCGCTTGGAGTTGTTTGAGTTCTCCTATCGGAAGCAAGTGGGCAACCTTAAAAGGCAAGATCCGTAGCCAATGGATTGGAAATTCTGCCACCGGTTTTAAGGCAAGTATAGTTTTTAAAACCAAAACCAGAGGTAATCTGATTGAATGGTTTGATACCGGAGTTCGCTATGAACAAGGTTCCGGCATCATGTAATATAGTAACAGATTATCACGAACAAATAACCGATTGGGTTTGTTTCGGATTAGGTATGGATAAAGCATGGTTAGATAATCATTATACCATCGGTTTTGTATATCAGGGAAGATTAATCGGCGGATTAATATATCACAACATACGCTTTGGTAGAGATGTTTGGTGGACACTTTATACAACCGATAAACATTGGTGTAACAGAAGAATATTAAAGTTTATGTTTTCAGTTGCTTTTGACTATTTCAAATGCAAGCGCATCACTGTCATGACAACAAAAAGCAATTTAAAATGCCAAAAATTAGCGAAAGATCTTGGCTTTCGGCAAGAAGGTAATTTGCTAGGATATGCTGATAACGGAGAAGATATAATTATTATGGGCATACAAAGAGAACAATCAAAATTTTAAAAAGGAGAATACAATGGCAAAAAGTATTGGAAAATTTTTGGGAGCCGGAGGAGCTGGTACTTCTCTTTATGGTTCGGAAAATGATATAGTTAACTATTTAAACAAATATGATACAACACAAGTTGATAGTGCTAACCAAAACATGTCTGCGATGGCTAACCGACTAAGCGCACAATTATCATCTCGCCCCGGATATGTATATTCCATATCAGCATCACCTGATGAGGCCAAACGTGTAGAAAATGCAACTTATCAAAATGTCGTAAACATGATAACTCCGCAATTTGATTCTCAGCGCCGACAGCTTGAAACCAGACTGCAAAATCAAGGTCTGTCTGTTAATAGTGAGGCATATCAAAATGCAATGAATAACCTTAATCAACAACAAGCAAATGCTTATGGTCAAGCTGCCTATAACAGTATTCAGGCCGGTCAAAATGCTTATAGCACATCATTAAACAATCAAATAGCCGCCGGTAATTTCCAAAATTCTGCACAAATGTTGCCGATAAATGAGATATTGAATTTGTTACAAAACAGCAAAAGCGGTTATGACGTTGCAATGGATAAATATGATATAACATCACAAGCTGATAAACGAACTTCGGAAAACCGAACATACAATAATCAATCTCAAAATTCTTTAGGTTTGCAAACCGTCGGCAATATTGTAAACAGTATTTTTCAGATGAAGAATTAAAACAAAATATTGTAGAAGTAGGGTGTTTATATAATGGATTAAAAGTTTATTTATATAATTATAAAGGAGATTCAATTCCTCGTATAGGATTATTAGCTCAAGAAGT